AGGGCACGATCAGCGGGATGTTGACCTCTTTGCCGCCCAACCCGACACCGACGCTGATCTCAGTCATCACGTTGCCGTCAGGGCGCTTGATCTCGCCAAAGAATCCGGTGCCTTTCTTGCTGCCGTCTGGTCTGCTTCCGTAGTCCATCACATCGCTCCTTCAGGTGCGGGCAGAGCGCCTTGCTGCGCCTGCATGGCCATCGCTTGCGCCATCGCCTGCTGCTGCTGGATCTTCTGCGCTTCCTCCATCAGCACGGCACGCTCTTCGCGGGTGTTTCTGACCGCTGCCGGCACACCGAGCTTGTCGCCGATGTAGTCGACCACGGCATCGTTCTTGATCGCCAGCTGGCCGTCGGAGCCAAACTGGCCGGACACCATCAGCTGGGTGTATTGCATGATGGCGTTGACCTCTTCCATGTTCTGCGCCATCGCCAGCGGTGCCACCGGCACCACCTTGACCTCAAGCCCATTGACCCGCAGCGGCATGTCGATCAGACCGCGCTCGTCCATCACCTCAAGGATCTTGGCCACCAGCGGGATCATGGTCTCGTTGATCAGTCGACCAAAGGCAGAGCCCAGGTTTTGCGCGAGCTCCTTCATGCGCTCGACGATCTCAGTCGCCGACCGCGCAGACATGTTGTCAGGTGGCAGCGACTCGTCCAGCAGGATGCGCTTGATGTTGCTGCGCAGGTCGTTGATCACTAGCTGCGACACGTTGAAGTCACCCGAGCGTGGCAGCGCCTGCAGCGCCGGCCCCTGCGGGCCACCATTGCGGGCTACAGGGATGATCGCCCCAGGCACCAGCTTCACCGTGTTCGGGTTCAGCACACCATCATCAGCCGCGGTGTACACGCCGGCCACGGCCAGCGAGGCATTCTTCAGCAGCAGCTCGATCGTCTTGTTCAGGGTCTTGATGTCGGGCAGGGCGGTCATCAGCGGGCCGCGACCGTAGATCTCGCCGGCCACCTTCATGTAGCGGCTGATCACCCAGGGCGAAGTCTTCTTGCGGCGGTAGACGATCTCCTCTTTGCTGATCTTGTCGATGACGTGGTAGCAGTAGTCACCGCGGCCAGCGTCGAAGATCGTCGCCTCGAGGAGCTCAATGTCGTCGGTCGGCTTGTCCTGAATGCGGCGCTTCATATTGTCGGACAGCTTGGCGTCCGGCCACTGGCGCTCAATCGATTCGCCCTTGATCCGCATCCGGCGGTAGACGTTGTCGACCTGGCCGTTCGCACCTTCCTCGTAGCTGACCAGGAACAGCGGCACCGGCACAAAGTTGATCGGCGACGTGTCGTCACCAGGCTGCACCATCATGCAGGCCGTGCCGACAGCGAGATCCAGCAGGAATTCACCGATCGCGATGTCGAAGTTGGACTGCTTCAGCACGTCGAACATCTTGTCGCTGTACGCATCGAGGATCGCTTGCGCCATCTGCTTGCGGTCAAGCGGGATCGACGGGCCGGGCTCAAGCCGCGACCACTTGCGCTGTGGCGGGAAAACAACGCTCTGCAGACGGTTGGCAAAGCGCTGGGTCGAGTTGATGGCGGTCGAGTCGAACACCCGCGCCATCTTTTTGCTGCCGGTCGCGCCACCCTCCCAGACGCCATACAGCTGACGTTGGGGCAGGGCAAACTCGTAGGCATCCTGGTACAGCTGCTGGAACTCATCCTTCTTGGTCTGAGCTGCAGCCTGGCGCTTGATGATTTCCTCTGGCTTTAAGCGCTTGCCACCGAGTGGCGTCTTGTATTCCATGATTAGCCGTCCTTGTCGATCTGGTACTCGTCCAGCATTGGGCGCTTAGTCTTGCGCGTCTTGGCAGCCGCCTTGAAAGCAGCATCGGTTGGCGCACCAGCCGAGCCGGGCTTCCTCATCTTTTCGCCGGAGCCTTCTTTAATGCGCTCGCGCTTGGCGTGAATGTTTTCGTATAGACCTGGCATCTCAAGCTCCTTCCAACATGCCGCGGCTCATGCGCCGCATGACTACGTTTTGTTTTGCTGCCTTGCGCTCACCGACCTCGCGCTCAAATGTCTTGCCGAGCTCTTCGCGCTTTTGCTGAAACTGACCTGTTTCAAACGTCGGCAACTGAGGCTGCGCTGGTGCAGAAGGTGGTGATGGCAGACTGAGCGTCGGCGCAGAGATGCTTGGCGCTTGCGGCGGTGCCTCGTTGAATGTCGGAACGTCGCGTGTCCGAAACAGCTGCTGTTGCGTGACATTGACTGTTTGCCCTCTGCTGGTTCCTTGAGTGGTCACGTTTTCAACGAAGTACCCAGACGGCAGGTTGTTAGGCGAATACAGTTGGCCACCGATGTTGTAGGCCGTTCCTGATCGCCCCGTAGATGTCGCGGTGATATTCACTCGCTCAGATGGGTTTGCAGCAATGCTGGCAAGGCTTGCGTTGTACGCATTCAAGCGCTGCGTATATGCCGCGACTTGCTCGTCATATGTCGCCATCGTTTGCGCGTATGCCTGCGACTGTTGTTGAAATGCAGCGTTGGCAGCCAGCACTTGACTCTGGTACGCCGGGAAATCCTGCTGCGTGTATCTGTTGACAGCGGCCTCGTAGGGATCAAGCACCGCTTTAGTTTGAGCAGTCCAGTCCTTGAAGCCAGTGGCCTGCTGTTGGGCGACATCGAACAGACCGGTCTGATACGTCTTGGCCAGGCGCTCAATGTCTGCAGTCGCACGACGTGCGGCCTGCTTTTTCTGGTACTGGGTTGGGCCGGTCGCCATTACATCATTCCCATGCCAGCGCCCAGGGTGTCTTGTGTGATGCCGAGCTCGGGCGTCAGACGTTCTTGAGAGAGCAGGGCGCGACGACCGCCGCGGGTGCGAGCTCTGAGCTGGGTTGCTTGCTGCTCTGCAGCCTTGCGGCGCTCTTCATCGATCTGACCTTGAATCTCTTTGGCCTTGCGCTCCATCTCCATGCGCGAAGCCTCGTACTGCGAGACACCTGACTCGTAGGCCTTCGTGTTTAGAGCAAGCTGATCTTGTGCGACCGACAGCTGCTCAGACATTGCCTTCGTCGTGGATGCAAGCTGCTCTTTCGCGAGCCTTGACTGCTCCTCAAGCGCACCAGCCTGCCTGCCAAAGACAGAAGTCTGCTCAGACAGTTTTGTTTGAAATGCCGCCTGATCTGCAGCCTGTCGCTCAAGCGCGGCGCGTTGCTGAGACTCGGCCTGCTGGCGCGACTTGCGTGCTTCGTTGGCGCTGTAGGCCGCACTACCAATAATCGCGGCTGCAATCCAAAATGGCATGACTACCTCCTAATCAGAACTTCATCCAGTTTGTCGACATCGGTCTCGTCGGTTGCGTGGATGCAAAACCAGACCGCATCCTCGAGCGCTGTGATCTGGTGATGCGTGTTCGCCAGAATGGTCACGCACGCCGGCGCACGCAGCATCTGCACCACGCCATCAGCCTCGAGCTCCACAATTCCAGCAGCCAGAATGCTCAGATGGTCGTACTCATGCGCGTGCGTCACAGCGAAATGCCCAGCAGGCAGCAGCATCTTTCGCGCATACACCCCATCACTGAAGTGATGCGAGATGTTCAGATCGATCTCGATGTTGTCGTCCATATAGCATTAGATTCTATTGGAAATTGGTCATATACAAGCCGCTTTGATATCAGCTGGATATATCAATCAAGCGGGTTGAACTCCATGCTCGCGGTCACCGGCTTGGGTGGTGCTGCACCATAGGACAGCGAGCGGGTCATGCGGTTGTACTCACCGCCGCCCAGCATCAGGTAGCCAAACGAATCACCGATGTGCGAATGCTCGTTCTTGTTGGGTGCATCCCTGAACCGCTCTTGGCCTGCGCCGACCGCCACGCGCTTGAAGTGGTAGCCACCGCCCAAGGCTTTGCGCAGGAGCTTGCAGCTGCGGTTGACGATCAGCCCAGGCTTGCCGTTGATCAGGCGCTGCATCGGGGCGGCAGAGGCCTCCCGGCGCACTTTAAAGTCGTTGCTGGCAGTCGGTTGAGCTCTGAGCCCCAGCGTGCGCAAGAACTCAAAGCTGGTGACCTCGTAGATGGCATCCCGCGCCATACCTGCCGGGTCGCCCCAGAGCATGACCTGGTGGTTGGGATAGCGCTGGTTGAGCTCGGCCAGCAGCTGCATCCCAAACCGCTCAAGACCCATGTCGAAGGTCACAATCTCATGGTGGATCAACCACCGGCCATTCGGCAGGCGTTGCCCGATCGTGGCCGCAGGCGTCAGACCAAAGTCGAGACCCACCTGGATCGGCACACCCGGCTCGACCTCGGTGTCGCCCGACATGGTCGAGTCTTCGTACTCAGGCCAGACCGGTCGACCTTCCTGCACATAGGTGTACAGCCCGCCCGCATAGCACCTGATCCAGTCCAGGTTTTTGCCTAGCAGCATCTGCGGGTAGTAGCCGCCTGGCAGGTTGTTGATGTTCTCGGCCTGCGGGTTGACCTTCCACCACTTGCCGGCAGAGAAGACGTGGTCATTGGCCTCGGGGTTGTCGGGCAAATTATCGGCGTCGACCTCCATGACGCCACCAGGCTGCTTCCAGAACCGCCAGGCATACGGGCCGGTCATCTTCTCTTTCTCGGCCATGTTGTGCCACCAGTGGTCATCGTCCATCGGGTTGGTGTCCATCCAGATGCCGTGCCAGGTCGCACCACCGTCGCGCTTGGTTGGGTAGCGCCCGACCCGGTGGGTCAGGCCATCAATAACCGCTTTGGGCAGTTCTCGGGCTTCGTTGACCCAGGCACCGGTCAGCTCAAGCGAGAGCAGTTTTCTGACGTCCTTGGGCTGGTCTAACGCCAGAAAGATGACCTCGCAGTCGATACCGGTGGCATCCCCGCGGGCGGGTAGTCGGATGTGGTGCGTGATCGGCGGCGTCCACAGCATCGGGCCGAACGTGGCTTCAGGGAACAGATCCAGCCAGGTCTTGATCGTCGTGGTCTTTAACATCGGGTAGCTGTTTCGCACCACCGCGAAGCGGGTGTACCGGATGTTGTCGATCGGCGAAGGCTTCTGCTTGATGGCCTTCAGGAAGATCTTGGCCGCGCAGGCGTATGACTTGCCCGAGCCCACCGGCCCCATCAGACCCTGCACAAAAGCGTTGCTCTGGATGAAGTCGTAAATCACTGGGCTCTGTGAGAAGTCCAGGTTCAGGCCCGCGCCCGAGACTGCTTTGTCCGATTGTTCTTTCGTTCTTGACACGTTTCCTCCAAAGACTCATTGCTCGCCAGATGGCGGGGCCACCACGTTCACATCAATCACAGACGGTTTGTCATTCTCATCCGGGTTGTCCAGCAAGCCAGACGCCTTTGCCAGCAACCGCAGCACGCCGACCTTGTCATACAGCTCGATGTCCAAAAAGCTGTTGCCTTCCTTGTCCGTCCTGACCGAGACCTTCTTGATCGCCTGCAAAGCGGTTTCAGGGATCTGGTGCGCAGCCTTGACCTTCACGTTGCCGTCCTCATCCCAGGTCATGATGTCCGTGATCTTGGTATTGGCCATGCACAGCAAGGCATAGCTGACAGCCTCACGGTTCTGGATCAGGGTGTTTGAGCGCTCCAACCGACGCTGTATCGAGCGAGTACCACCCCAGTTGGTCAAGGGCGGCACCACGTTGGATTGTTTCTTCGCAGCCATCAGAACGGAATGTCTTCGTCATTCGACGGCTGCGGCTGGTAGCCATTCGCTTTCGCCTGGTTGTGCGCAGACGGCTCACCACCAGCCACCTGAGAACCGATCTTGATCGCCAACCAGGTCTCGCCAGCCTTGGTCTTCTTCGGGCTCGCGTCCAGCCAATGCACCGACCCATCCGGCAACATGATCCGACCACGGTACGCCGGGTGCCAGTCCTCCGTCTTCTTGTCGTTCTTGAAAGCAGAGCCTTGTCCAGGTCTCATCTCATAAGCCATACCAACCTCCATGAAAAAGTAAGGAAAATTTTTGGGGGAGCCCCGCAACGCCACCGTGTGGGGGAGGGGGGAAGGGGTGCCTTTCTGACAACGTACATGCCAAGCTGGCAACCAGATGCGTTTGCAGAACCGCAGGCCTCGAGCTCCGGTCAGATGCAGACACGTCAGCGCACCCCCTGCCTGCCGTACACGTCCAACACGCAGACGAACGTATGGGTTTTGTACAGACCGCACAGAACGCGCTACAAGCCGTTTTCCTGCCTGACCCATGTCTGCCTATCACCTGACCCATGATCGCGCCTTGTAGGTGCCTTCTCGTTCGTTTAAACGCCATGCCGCGCTGTCAGCTCATCCGCTTGCAGCATGATCAGGTCGTTTGCCAGCACCGCGCCATCGGTCGGTAGCGCCAGGCCTTCGGATGCGTAGCGTTCTGACAACCTATCGATCAGTGTTTCAATTTCAGAAACGCTTACATGTTCAGCAACAACCTCAACAACTTCTTGGTTGCTTAGAACATTAAAACCTTTATTTAAAAATAACCTTAATACCTTATCTATACCTATGTTCTTTGTGTTTAGCGCAACCTCTGGATGTAGCCGATGAGGTTGCCTATGTACTGAGTTATCCACAGGCTCAGGTTGCCTATGTGACGGCTCTACATTGGCAACCTCTAGGGGTTGCCTATGGTCGGCATTGGATTGCTTCTTCTTGGCGATCTGTTCTTTCATCTTTGCAACGGTGACGGTGTCTCCTGACTTCGGCATCTGGTACTCCTTTGCTGGTTGTGTGACGGGTTTGACTGCACCCTTGATCATGTCGTGGATGCGCTTCAATCCTTCTGGATCTGGTGTCATGTCTTGCATTTGCTGCTCCTTCATATGTGGCGGCCTGGTGTCTTCGATCCGGCTGGTGACGGCGATCGCTGTCTCGGCGTCGATGCTCTTGTCAAAGATCAGCCGGATGCTGTTGGCTCGTTCGCCTCGCCAGCCTTTGCTGACCACCTCGAGATAGCCGGCCTTGACCAGCTTGCCGACTTGCCGGGTGATGGCCTGCCTGCTGACGCCCAGGTCTTGCGCCAGGCGTGCTTGCCCGACCCAGGTGATCCCAGCTCGGTTGCAGTAGCTGGCAACCAGAAGCAGGGTGCGCATCATGCCTTCGGTCAGGCTTTTGTCCGTAGCCGCTCGGATCGGGATGACGGCGAGCTTCCTCTGATCCGGTGCCGGCTCCT